ATCTCCTCTTTTATAAAATGGACTTTGAATTTTCTGACTTCGAGCAACTTCTTCTGCTGGAAGAAGACGAGGTGAGTCGCGTCTCGACCTACGAAGAACGCGCGCGCGCGAAGATTGCGCTGTCTCAGATTCTGGATCGGCTAGCAGCCAAGCCTCGCGAGGATTCGAGCGGGGTGAAATGGGCACGACGCATCATGGCGCGGTATGCAACGGGCGAGGCGATGTGCCAAGCGCAGCTCGATATGGCCAGAGCCGCGATCGGGCGCTATGAGAGCGTGATTCCGGAGGCAAAGCTCGAAGCGGCCAAGGAGCGCTTGGCGATCCAGATGGAGGATTTCCCGCTGAATGCCGGCGAGGGTGAGATCTGGTGAGCGGGTTGACGACAGCTTAGGATCGCGCTACGGTCGCGCCTCATGAGCCAGTACGCCGTCATCGCGACCATCTGCGGGCTGCTCGTGCTCTGCGCTTTCGTTGCTGGCCTCCTCGTCGGCCGGCGCAATCCCAGTGTTGCCACCCTGACCGCGAAAATCGCCAGCGATGCCGCGGCCACAGCCAAGAAACTGTAGGGGACCCCATGACCAAGATGCAGCAAGAAGGCACCGACAAGGGCGAACGCGACGAATCGGGCGAGCGCGAGCCAAAGCGAAGCACCGACTCCGACACCTCCGGGGAGCGCCATGGCAAGATCACAGGCGGCGTCGCGATGGGCAAAGCCGATGCGCTCACGGGCCGTACCGAGGGCCATGCCGGCCAGCACGATGGCAACGTAGGTGAAGTCAAGGGAGAGCGCGGCGAGAGGCACTTCTACAAGCACAAGAAGGACGAATACCGGCCCGGAAAGTACTGAGCCATGGACAAGCCTATCACGCTGTCGGTCGGCAAGCTCGAATTGCCCGCAGGCGTCTCGCACGCCTGCTACGTCGATGGTGAAATGCGCGAGATCATTTGCTACATGGTCAGTATCGATGCATTTCTGGTGCGCTGGGACACGCTCATCGATGGCTGGCAGTACACAGTGAGCAAGTGGCAAAACGCTGCCTACTCGCATCAGAAAGCGCAGGAATTCGCCAAGAGCGAGCGCGAATCCACGCGTCGCCTCCTCATCGATCTGGCCCGCACCGGCGTCGAAGTCGAAGCCAAGCGCATGCAGTACGCTCCGCACCTGGCGCCATGATCCGCCCGCTGCGCGATCGCATCGTGGTCAGGCCAGACCCGCTCGCCGCGCATGCGACTGCCACCGCTATCGTCCTGCAGGCCCGTACCGGCATCACCACTAGCCAGGAGCAGTTCGGCCGTACTGGCACGGTCCTTTCAGTCGGGCCTGGCAAGGCGAGCCGCAAGACGGGCCAGCGCGCTCCACTTGATCTGGCTCCGGGCGATCGCGTGCTATTCGGCGAATGGCTCTACCCGCAAGCAGACGGCCTGCTCGTGATGCAGGAAGCCGATATCGCTGGCGTGGTGACCGCATGAGCGCGGACTTTCGTGAACTTGAAAGCGCGGCAGATAATCCGCCTTTGCTGGCGATCCTGCACGATCTGCAGCAGCAAGGCTTGTTGCGCGACTGGGTCAAAAACCGTCTCTGGACAGATGCCGAACGCGAAGAATATGCAGCGGCTTTGTTTCACTTGCCGGATGTCGTAGCCAAAGCGAAGGCGGTCATCGATAAAGGAACTCCGTTCAGAAGGGACGAAGTGCAAGCGTGGGTTCATGCCTCTATGCTCTGGGCGGCATGGATAAGCCAGTTTCACGAATGCGCTACCGAAATCGCCGAATCGATTGCGGCATCCAAAGAGGTTGTCGCATGAACCAATCTGTGCTGCAGCGCCTCGAAAACGTGGAACGCGAGCTGCTGCGCTTCGTCACCGCTGTGCACGAGTACAAGCGTCAGACCGACAAGCGCCTGGAACAGCTCGCCGCCTCTATCGCGCACCTGACCCCTGCGATCGAAGTGATCACTCACGCGCCCGGGGCTGATTTGGACCTTTCGCCTCCGCCGAAGCTGGACTCCTGATGGCAGCAAATTTGCTGATCCAGCAAGAATATTTCACGCGTGTCGTTGTGCCAGCAGCTCTAGCTGCGGCTGACAAATTATTGCAGCAAGAATATCTTGGTCCGTACTGCCAATATCAGCCTGGCGCCGACCAGGATCTCCTGCAAGCCGCTTTCGCATGCGGGCCAAAGGGTACATAGCCATGCCCCTAAAAAAATCATCCAGCAAGAAGGCGTTCAGTTCCAACGTCAGCGAAATGGTCAAATCCGGACATCCCCAAAAGCAGGCAGTCGCAGCAGCCTATGCAACAAAACGTGCTGCAAAGCGGAAAAAGAAGTGAAATCTGAAACTCTATGGGCGAGAAATCAAAAAACCTGGGTGGCAAGCGCCCAGGCGCAGGACGCCCGAAAGGCAGTAAGAACGCTAAAACCGCTGAGCTAGCGCGTAGGCTCACCGAGGACGGCATCACGCCGCTCGAATATATGCTCGATGTCCTGCGCAATCCTGATTCCGAGCAAGGACGGCGCGACGATATGTCCAAAGCAGCAGCGCCTTACATGCACCCGAAGCTATCCTCCACCGAGGTGAAGATCCCAGAGAAGATTGTGGCCGAGATCCGCGTCACGCTGAGGAAGGCATGAGCTGCAGCCCACGCAGCAAGTTCACGCATCACGGCGGCGGTCGCATCACGTTTCAGCGTAAGGCGTGGGACAAGGCCGCGCGCAAGATGGGTTATTCGGTGTTGCGCTTGCTGCGGTTCGAGCTGTTCAAGCAGGCGAGCTGGGCAGAGCGCAGGATGCATCGATGAACTGGTCCGAGCACGAAAAGTTGGCGCAGATCATCGGTGAGGCCGTTGTCGATGGCAACGAATCCTGGGATGCGCGAACACTCGGTCTGCGCGCGATCGAGGCGATCGAGAAGGCTGGCTATCAGCTCGTACCTGTGCATTATGCGGCTCAGCTCGGTTGTCGACCATGATCCTGGACATCGAGGTCGCCGAGATCTTCGAGCCGCTGCTCGCTCCAGCGCGCTACAAGGGCGCGTACGGCGGTCGCGGCTCTGCGAAGTCGCACTTCTTCGCCGGCCAGCTCGTGATGCAGTCGATCGCGCGCAAGACCGACGCGGTCTGCATCCGCGAGAACCAGATCTCGCTCGACCAGTCGGTTAAGAAGCTCATCGAGTCCAAGATTCACAGCTTCGACGTGGATAGCTACTTCAAGATCCAGGAGCGCGAGATCAAGAGCATCCACGGCGGAATCATTATCTTCACCGGGATGCAGAACCACACCGCTGACTCGATCATGTCGCTTGAAGCATATGACATCGCCTGGTTTGAGCAGGCCGAGAAGGCGAGCCAAAAGTCTATCGACCTGTTGCGCCCGACGATCCGCAAGGAGGGCTCAGAATTGTGGTTCTCCTGGAATCCGAACTTGTCGACTGATCCAATTGAGGTGCTGTTGAGAGGCGACGATCCGCCGCCTGGGACCGTGGTTGTGCGCTCGAACTGGCACGACAATCCTTGGTTTCCGAATGTGCTCAAGCTGGAGAAGGACTATGACCTCAGACGAGATCCCGACAAGTACGCGCACATCTGGCAGGGAGAGTATCAGAGAAATTCAGAGGCGAGAGTTTTCCGAAACTGGAAGATCGAAGACTGTGAAGCTCGGACCGGTACGATTTTTCGCTTCGGAGCGGATTGGGGATTTGCTACGGATCCGAGCGTACTCATTCGTTGTTGGCTCGATGGGAATCGGCTTTACATTGACCACGAAGCGTGGATGATCGGCTGTGAAATCGTGAACCTGCCGGCGCTGTTCCAGTCGATTCCGGAGGCCGAGAAGTGGCCGATCGTGGCCGACAGCGCCAGGCCAGAGACGATCTCCCACATGCGCAAGCATGGATTTCCCAAGATCTTCGCAGCGATCAAGGGGCCGAAGTCGCTCGAAGAAGGAGTTGAGTTTCTCAAGAGCTTCGACATCATCGTGCATCCGCGCTGCACGCATCTGATCGACGAGTTGACCATGTACAGCTATCGCACCGATCCGCTCACGAACCAGATTGTGCCGATCCTGGAGGACAAGGACAACCATGTGATAGATGCGCTGCGCTATGCGTGCGAGGGCGCGCGTCGGGCGAACTACAAGCCAGCGCAGCCCAAGCGTGTGCAGACTCCTGCGGTGTGGGCGGCATGATGGGCCGAATGATGTTTGTTTTAGCTGCGATACCGGAAGGGGAAGCGCCGCAATTCAAGATGACACAGAACTCGATGCATGTTTCGTGTTTGCTTGAGCCTAAAGAGCTTGAGAAATTGTTGCCGGTGTGGAACATAGCTCTTTTGCAAATGATCGAAGAGAAGGAAGCTAGCAATGTTGAGCCTTGAAGAAGTCCGCATAGACGACATGTTCGACAACGCGCAGATGCCGCACGGCGTGACCATCACGCACATTCCGACCGGCATCCAGGTGCACGGCAACTGCAAGATGGAGACGTCGGTGCCGAATCTGAAGGCGACGTTGCTCACCGCGCTGGGTCAGTTCGTTGCCAGCGAGATGATCCATCAGCCGAAAAAGACTAGCAGCAACGGAGACGAAAGCGTGTACCTGCATGAGGTGATCCGCAGCATGCAGGCACAGCTGGATGCGCTCACGCGTGCCACGCAGGTGCCGCGGGCCGATGCGTTTACGAATGTCGAGCGCGCTGCCAGGGTTGCAAAGGTTGCGAATAAGGCAGCGCGCGGACGGCCCAGCAAACGCACATGGTCGCCCGAGCGCAGGGCAGCGTACGAGGCAGCGAAGGCTGCCGAACCGGAGCCTGTATTGACGGCTACGAGCTATGCAGGCGGAGGTCTTCCAGCTGGTACCGTACTTCACAGTGCTGCCTCTACTGAGCAAGCCTTGATCGCACAGCAGATGCGGGCGCCGACCGATGCGCCGGCTGTCCTGCCGAAGGTGCGGCAGAGCAAGGGATCGACGGTGGCGGTGAGCAATGTTGATTGGCTCAAGCCGTAGTGGATCCGATCGGATTACTTGGCGTGCTTGGGCCAACGCCTCCGCCCAGGCCGATCGTAGTTCAATCACCGGTCGAGGAGATCCGGCAGGAGATCCAGGAAGCGCAAACGGTGGCACATGGCCAGACGGTTTATTTGGGCGATCTGGAACTGTCCTGGGTCGATCGGCTGCTAGCTTGGTACGAGAGGCGCTGATGGGCATCTGCGACGACGCTGTTGAGTTCCTGCGCGCCTCCAACGACTATGAGGCGCACAACAGACAGGAGGGGCTGGACGATCTGCGCTTCTCCTATGGCGACCAGTGGGCCGCGCAGATGCAGAATGCGCGCAAGCTCGAGGAGCGCCCATGGTTCGTGATCAACGAGACCGACGCCTATGTGCGCCAGGTGTGCAACCAGATGCGCCAGCAGCGCCCGCGCATCAAGGCGCAGGGCATGAACACGCAGGCCGACGCCAAGACGGCGCAGATCATCACGGGTGTGACACGCCACATCGAGGAGATATCCGGCGCCGATATCGCCTATGACACGGCAGGCGAGTTCGCCGTGCGCATGGGCTGGGGCTACATTCGCCTCACGGCGGATTACGTGCGAGACGACAGCTTCGAGCAGGAAATCCTGATCAAGCCGGTTTTCAATCCGTTCACGGTGAGCTTTGATCCGTACTCGCAGTGTCCGGACGGAGCCGATCAGACGCAATGCCTGATCTCCGAGCAGATCAGCAAAGACGAATTCCGTCGGCAGTATCCGAACGCGGACGAGACGAACTTCACTGTGCGCGCGGTGGGCGATCGCACCGGCGATTGGATGGACAAGGACTCGATCCGGGTGGCGGAGTTCTACCGCATCCAGCAGGACAAGCAGCGCCTGGTGCACCTGTCGGACGATACGGCCTGGTGGGAGGACGAGCTGCCCGAGGGCATCGAGGACGCTGGTCTGACGGTCAAGGGCGATCGTATGAGTTGGCGCAAGCGCGTGCACTGGCACAAGCTGACCGCGATCGAGGAGCTAGACACTCGTGTGCTGCCAGGCCGCTGGATTCCGGTGGTGCCGGTCTACGGTGCCGCGATCTCGATCGACGGCAAGGTCAGGCGCTACGGAATCGTGCGCATGGCCAAGGATCCGCAGCGGATGTTGAACTACTGGCAGACTGCCATTACCGAGGCGGTCGCGTTAGCTCCTAAAGCTAAATGGGTCGGGCCCGCAGCAGCGTTCGAGGGCTTCGAGCGCGAGTACGAGACTGCTAACGTGCGTGCCTATCCGATGCTCAAGTTCAATCACATGGACGAGGGCGGCCAGCCGATTCCGCCTCCGGTGTACATCCAGCCCGAGCCTCCGCCCGAGGGCGCGATGGCCACCGCGCAGCTCGCGCACGATAATCTGCAGCGCGTGTTAGGGATGTTCGATCCTGCACAGCGGGTCGCTGGCAATGCGAGCGGAAAGGCGTTAAACGCTGAGCAGCAGCAGTCGGACATGAGCAACTTTCACATGTACGACAACCTGACGCGCTCGATAAAGCACGTCGGCCGCATCATTTTGGACTGGATCCCGACTTACTACGGCAAGCGGCGCGTGATGCGCATCATCGGCGACGACGGCAAGCCCGATATCGTCACGATCAACGACACGGTCGCGGTTAACAAGCTGCTGCGGCACGATCTCACAGTGGGGCAATACGATGTGGTCATGGAAACCGGTCCTGGTTACAACAGCAAGAGGCAGGAAGCCGTTGAGAGCATGGCCCCCTTACTGCAGGGTCCGAATAACCCGCTTATGCAAGTCGCTGGGGATCTGTTCTTCCGCAATATGGACTTCCCAGGCGCAGATGTTATTGCTGACCGTCTTGCGGCGGCAAATCCACTCGCGCAGATTGATGACAAGTCCGATATTCCGCCACGAGCGCAGATGATGATCAAGCAGCTGCAGACCCAGCTGCAGCATGCGGGCCAGCAGTTGCAGGCTGCGGGCATGCAGATCAAGAGCCGCGCGGACGTGGAGGGAATGCGCGAGGCGGCCGAGTCGCACCGGGAAACGATGCGACAGGCCGGCGAGGATCGGCGGGCCGGCGTGAAGGCGCACACCGAGATCTCGCGCGAGATGATCGAGGACCGCACCTGGCGATTCGATATCGAGACCAAGGCGACCACCTCGCAGAACGTCGAGGAGCTGCGCGGCATGGTGCAACTGCTGTTGCATCACCTGAGCGCGCAAGAGGCCGAGCGCGCGGCCAAGCGCGAGAAGGCGCAGATTGCGCAGAACGGAGCTAGCAATGGCTGATGTGGTGACCTCCGAGAACCTGGCCGAGTTCAACCGCTCGCGGCTGCGCCTGAATACGCCTGTGCCAGAGGCTGAAGGCGACAAAAAGGTTCAACCTGTCGACAAAACCGCCGAATCCGCTGTTTCACGTGAAGCACATACTGACGGCAAGGAAAAGGAGGGCGAACATCGCAAAAACGAGTTCGGCCAGCGTCTCTCCGACTTGGCCAACGCCCGTAAGATGGCCGAGCAGCGCGAGCAGGAGGCCCGCGGCCGTGCCGACCGGGCCGAGGCCGAGCTGGCCGAGCTGCGCAAGGTCCAGACGCCTGCCAAAAGCGACCTGGTTGAGCCCGATGCGGCCAAGTTCACCGATCAGAAAGCGTACTGGGAGGCTGTCGCCGACTATCGGGTAGCGGTGAAGCTGCGCGAGCGCGACCAGAAGGATCTGGAGGCTCGCGCCGCAGCAGAATCGGCCCGCGTGGCCCGCGAGTGGCAGGCCAAGGTGCGCAAAGCGTCCAAGGAAATCGAAGATTACGACGCGGTTATGGCGGATGCTGCGATCCCGATTACCCAGAGCATGAAGGAGGCGCTGCTGGAGTCCGATATCGGGCCGCGCATGCAGTATTTCCTCGCCAAGAACGCCGATGAGCTCGACCGGCTGCAGGCCATGAGCCCAGCCAAGATGCTGCAGGCGTTCGGGCGCCTGGAAGCGAAGATCGAGGCGGAAATCGATAAGCCTGCCCTCAAAAAAGACGAAAAAGAGACAGAAAAGCCGGCAAAAAAGGAGGCCGAGCCAGCCAAGCGCAAGGTGCCGGAGCCGCCCGAGCCGATCACCCCGCTCGTGGCGACCGGCGGGAGCGGCGGGCAGGGGATCGTGGACGCCAACGGCAACGTGACAGGCAGTTACCAGGACTACAAGGCTGCGCGAAAGGCTGGAAAAATCCGCTAAGGTGGTGTAAAACCCGCCTTTGTAGTGGACAGACGCCCACGCTGAGCGTTATCGGCGGCCAAATCGCGCGCCTTCTGCGATAACGAAGGCCCCGCCCACGCGAGCGATATCGCGGCTTAATCGTGCACCTCCAACGACAGAGAGGCCCTTAGTGGCGAGTCTGCGTTCAAGGAGGGCCGATGGCCAATACAGAGCTGACGATCTCCAAGATCACCAACGAAGCGTTGATGGTCCTGGAGAATGAACTCACGTACACCTCGGAGGTGAATCGCGAGTATGACGACCAGTTCGCGGTGGTCGGCGCCAAGATCGGCGCCACCGTGAACGTGCGCCGCCCGATGCGCGTGATCGGCACGACCGGCCCCGCGCTGAACGTGGAGGACTTCAACGAGACGAGCATTCCCGTCACGCTGACGACCCAGTTCCACACCGACACGCAGTTTACGACGCAGGATCTGGCTCTCTCGATCGATATGTTCTCCGATCGGGTCTTGAAACCCCAGATCGCAGCGATCGCCAACAAGATAGACCGCGACGGGCTGCTGATGGCCAAGAACAACACGGCCAACACGGTCGGTACCGCGGGCACAGCGCCCACGGGTCTTATCACGTATCTGACCGCAGCAGCGTTTCTGGACGCCGAGGGCACGCCCCGGGACGGGCGGCGCTGTTGCGTGGTAGAACCTTTCACCTCTGCGGTGATCTTGGACAGCCTGAAAGGGTTGTTCTCGCCAGAGGCGACCATTGGTGAGCAGTACAAAAAAGGCCTGATGGGTCGCGATTCGGGCGGCATGAACTGGAAGATGGATCAGAACGTGATCAGTCACACCTATGGTGCGTTTGCCACCACCTTGGGTGTTCTGACCACGGTAGGCTCTCCGCAAGGCCTGGCCACCGGCTGGGCATTCACATCGACTATGACCTTGAATACCACGCAGACAATCACGTTGCAGCAGGGCGACAGCTTCCAGATCGCAGGCGTGTTCGCGGCGAACCCGCAGAACCGCCAGGCGTACGGCAACAACAGGCTGCGCTCGTTTGTCGTGCAAACCGCGGTGACGAGTTCGTCAGGCAACTTCTCGGTGACGGTCGCCCCCGCGCTGATTTATGGTGGCCAGTTCCAGAACGTCACGGCTACGCCGGCCGGCGGCGCAGTGGTCAGCCCGTTCTCGGTCGCATCGACGACTGCGACCGCGCAGGTATCGCCGCAGAACCTGGTCTTCCACCGCAACGCGTTCACGCTCGCGGTGGCAGATCTGGAGCTGCCCGGGGGCGTGCACTTCGCGGGCAGGGCTTCGGACGAGGAAATCGGCCTGTCGATTCGGGTGCTACGCCAGTACACCATCAACAACGATAGCATTCCCACCAGACTCGACGTGCTGTACGGATGGGCGCCGCTCTATCCGGAACTAGCCTGTCGCGTCGCGGCCTAGGAGACGACCATGGCGAATCCTGGACCGAGCGTCACCACCACCGAACATCCGATTTCCGGCGGGCAGGGCCCGTACTACGTGGGTGGCCCGGCAGGCGCGGTCGGTTTCTTCGCCGATCCGTTTGGCTCCTCCTTCATCGGATCGATCTCCACCACCACGCTGACGGTCACGCAATTGCTGTCCGGCACGATCCAGATCGGCCAGCCCGTTACAGGTTCCACCGTTCTGGCAGGAACCATCATCACGGCGGCCGTGACCGGCGTGCCGGGCGGCAACCCCGCCACGGCGATCGGCACCTACACGATCAACCTGAGCCAGACCGTGGGCACCGCTGCCGTCCCGGTGGCCCTGCAGACGCTCGGGCTTGCTCAGTCGCAGCCGAGCTATCTGAACGTCACTTCTGCTGCCGGCGCGGCCGGAGCGGCCATTGCGGGCCTGGGCGCGACATTCTCCAACAACCTGCAGGGCATAACCGCCACGACGGCTTCCGCCATCGTCAAGTACCAGGTCTCGCTCGTGACCAACTCGGTCGCGGCTACGACCACGGCCGAGCAGACGAGCTTTGTCGGCTACACCTCGACCAGCATCTACGGGGTCGATACGAGCTCCGTGATCTGGGTGAACAAGAGCACTGCCACGGCTGGGCTGGGGATCGGAGGTGCGCGCGTGGCCTCTTCCGGCGCCATCGCGGTGACCTACATCAACGAGTCCTCGGCCGCGCAGAACATCCCGGTGCAGGTCTACGACGTGATCGAGGTCAAGGCCGGTGCTCTGACGACCACTGCGACGCTGTCGCCCGTTGCCGTGCCGGCCACCAGCACGGTGGAACAGATCTTCACGCTCACCGGCAACGTGTGCTATCCCGGAACGATCGGGATAGTCAACAAGCCCACCCAGCAGACGAGCCTGGCGTACAGCCAGTTCTGCCGCGTGGTGGGTCTGAACCAGGTCGGGATCACCTACATCAACACGCTGTCGACCGCGGCGATCACTCCGACCGCTTCGGAGGCGTACCAGTTCGCGTTTCTGCCGCAATTGAACGCCTTTAACCCGACCGTGATCTACATGATCCCCGGAGGTCAGGCGGCCACCAATGCTTCGTCCGTGACCTGGGAGACATCGGCTGCCACGGGCCTGGTGACGACCGACGTGTGTTCCGGAGTTGGAATTGCTCTGAGCTCTGCGGCGCTTTCGAGCACCATGATCGGAAATCCGTACGTGACCAGCGCCGGTGTGTTGCAGATCCCGTATCTGACCGTTCTCGGTACGCAAACACCTCCGGCCTCGCAGACGCTCTCCGTGACGGTCCAGAAGGCTTTCCCGCTGAACCCGAACATGCTGTACTCCACGACCCTGGCCGGCACGACGTGTGCCGCCACGACGACGGTGGAAGCCACGACGACCGTCACGGGCCTTCTGGTGAGCAGCTCGGTGGGCGTCATGCCGACAACCGGCCCATGGCAAAGCGGCGTGATTGTGGCCAATGCGCGTGTGTCGGCAGCGAACACGATCGCGGTGACCTACATCAACCCGACCACCTCGTCGGTCGCGATCCCCACTACCTCGGTGCTGATCAACAACATCCAGATGCAGGGGCCTGGCGCCGGGGTGCTTCTCGGGTCGACGGCCGGCGCGGGCTGCGCGGTAGTACAAAGTTACTACCCGGCCCTGCAGCAGACCGCAGCCATGGCCAACGCGCTGCGTAACGCATTGGTGAATCTGAACCTGATAGCTTCGCTGTAAGTCTTGGTGTGTTGCCCATTACCGCCCCTTCGGGGGCGGGCTTTTCTTGAAAGGATGCAATGCGCTGCTCGATCGTGATCCCGGTTCACAACGGCCAGCGCTGGATCCGCGCCGCGGTCGATAGCGCCCTTGCTCAGGTATTCGTGGCCTCGGACGGCCTGCCCGAGCTGTACGAGGTGATCGTCAGAGACAACGCCTCCACCGACTGCACGCTCGAGGCGCTCGCTGATATTGAGGACAAACGCCTGCGCGTGGTGCCCAGCACGAAGCTGCTGAACGGCAGCCACAGCGAGATCAAGCTCGGAATCGTCGAGTCGTTTCAGGCGGCGTTCGACCTGGCCAAGACCCCATTTGTCACCGTCATGGGCTGCGATGATCTGTTAGACCCAGACTATCTATCCTCGGTGATGCGCGAATTTGATAGCGACGAGGTCGCAATGGTCTCGTGCCGTCCGCGCTTCATCGACGGGGACGGTGCGCCGTATGTGAATCCGCAGGACACGCGCACGCACATCCCGATGCCACCGATCCTGCCGCGCGAGGAGCTAAAGCGTGTGCTCCGATACGGCAACATGCACTTCGGCATCAATACCTATCGGCGCCGCGCTCACATTGAGCTGGGCGGCTTCGACCCTAAAACAGGGTGGCTGCTGGACTGGGACATCTACCTGCGGATCCTGGACCGCTACGAGATAAGGATCATCGACCGGGAGTTGTGCAGCCTATGCCTGCGCATGGACTGCATGAGCGCGCTGCAGATGGCGCAGATCCCGGAGCAGCACCGCTACTATAACTACGTGCGGCGCCGCGCGTTCGCGCCCTCGCGCAACCTAAAACTCGCCATTGCCACGCCCTTTTACATGAGCCAGGAGTATTCCCACTATGGCGAAAGCCTGATCCATACCTGTCACATGCTCACCCGAGCAGGTGTGGAGTGGGAGCTGCTGCGCGTGAACGGCGATTCCTACGTGGATCGAGCCAAGAATACGCTGATCGCGAACTTTCTGGACACCGACTGCACCGATCTGCTGCTGATCGATTCGGATGAGCAGTGGCACCCGGCCGCGGTCTCACGCCTGCTGCAGCATCCGGAGGAGATCGTTGCGGCAGCGTACCCGTTTAAGAACAAATGGAACTCGTTCGCCGGCAATCCGCTGATACAGACCGAAAATGGCATATCCAGCTACATGGGCCACGAGCTCTCGGACGGCTCGTGCCTCCTCGAAGCCTACAACGTGGCGGGCGGGTTTCTTCGCATGAAGCGCTCGGCGATCGAGCGGTTCGCCGATCACTACTGGCAGGATGTGTACGTGGACGACTGCGCATGGCCTGGACGAGATGGGCGCATCTATACCGAGTTTTTCAACTGCGCAGTCATCAATCACCAGCGCTATGGCGAGGATGCGAACTTTTCACGGCGCATGCGCGATATCGGCACCAAGTTATGGATCGACCCGAACATCACGATAACGCACTATGGCGTGAAGGGCTGGGAGGGAAACCTGCACCAGCACATCCTCAAACCAGCCGAGGAGCTGGCCAAGATCGACACCGAGCGCAAGCAGATGGCCGAGATTCACGAGAAGCTGAAAGCGGCGGCATGAGAATCGAGATTGATACCGACGCGCAAACGCTCAACGGTGGTCAACTGTATTCAAAAGAATCCTTCGAGCTACTAAGCGATCTGTGGGTGAAAGTCGGCTGGGATCAGAAATATCCATATACGTTCTCCTGGCTCGGCCGTCCGGTGATCCAGGCGCCAGAGGACCTGATCCGCGCGCAGGAGGTGATCTACCGGGTGCGCCCTGATGTGGTGATCGAGACCGGTGTTGCGCACGGCGGCTCGCTCGTGTTCTATGCGAGCGTTCTGCGTTCGATGAGTTTCACAGGTCGCGTGATCGGGATCGATATCGAGATCCGCCCGCATAACCGTCAGGCGATCGAGATGCACGAGATGTGCGGGCGGATCACGCTGCTGGAGGGCGATTCGATATCACCTGCCATCGTGGACCGCGTTTCCTCGCTGGTGCTCACTGGCGATGTGGCCATCGTGATCCTGGATTCGAAGCACACCAAGGATCACGTGCTGGCGGAGCTGAACGCCTATCACCGGTTCGTCACCCCTGGTAGCTATATCGTCGCGACTGATGGCAACATGCGCGACCTGGCCGACACGCCACGCGGTTCGCCCGACTGGTATGGCGACAATCCTCAGGCAGCGGTGGCCGAGTTTTTGAAGAAGCATCCGGAGTTTGTGCTCGAGCAGCCTGGCTGGCCGTTTAACGAGAGCCTGCTCGACAAGAATGTAACGTACTGGCCCAGCGCGTGGCTGCGCCGACAGGAGTGACAAATGCCCCAAGCATCACTGGCTCGCGGTAACGAGATCTACGACTGGCTAGTCCTGGCGACCATCACATGGTCGTCTGCCACGCTCGCCGGCAACACGACTTCCGAGCTGACAGCGACCATACCGGGCCTGCAGATGGGAGATTACTGCGACATGTTTCTGAGCAATGCGGCCATGACGACCGGCCTGCAGATCTCGAACATGCGCGTGTCAGCCGCCAACACACTGGCCGTGACCTGGGTCAATACGACGGCGGGCGTCCTGACGTTACAGACAGGCCCCTGGCTCATGAATATCGTGCGGCCCGAGAGCGTTGCGAATCTGGTCGGCACGGCGGTCTAGATGAGCTATTTCCGTCCTGTCGGCGGCCAGCTTCTGCTGGAGGCAACAACAACGCCATCTTTCCCGCTGCAGTTAAATACGCCATCTGGCGCGCCCATATCCGAGCCAGTGAGCGCTTTCCGCGTGCTGATCTACGACGGAGCAACCGAGGTGCATCTGGCCTATGGAGCATCTGCCGCAGCCGTGATTGCCATTGCCGGGACCGGATCCGGCCCGACTGCAGGTTCACAGGTTGCCGGTGTTCTGACCTTTGGAGGTGCAGCTGGCACGGTCGGTGTGGG